GAACGCACTCTTTAAGAAGGGAGTGTGTTATGGACCAACAAACACTACTACGTTATATCCAAAAAGAAAAAAGAAAAAGAATAAGGTATTATATATGGTGTCTTATGCAGAGAAGTTAGCTATTTTGAAGTTGCTATGAAGACTCCGTCCCATTCTATCATGTCAGGAAGGTCCTGAGTCTTCATATACTCACATCTCTCTATCCACATATCATAGTAGCCTTTCATCTGACCATCAAAGTCATTTCTTAGAGCTTTACAAGTTGCAATAGCTGAACCAAAATCCTGTCTACGATATTGTTGGTGCATTACATCATGTGTGTGCACAGCACCATATTTTTTATCTAGTACTGTGTAGATAGTTATTCCAACAGTCTTACCTTTAACAGCTACGTTATCTAATTTTAGATAGTTGAAATCATCCTTAGTAGCTTCGTATGTTGTCTCACCTACTATTGATAGTACACCATATGTTTTACATTGACTCTCAAGGCGAGCAGCTGTTGATACAGCATCTCCTAGTATATCATATGAATGTCTCTCTGTAGATCCCATCTCTCCTATGTAACCTAAACCTGTGTTGATACCTAAACCCATACCAACTGGTGGTCTACCTTCTGCTACTATCTTATCATTAAACTTCTCAACAGCCTTCAACATATTCAATCCAGTTTGTACTGCTGTCTTAGGATGGTTCTTATCTTCAATAGGAGCATTATGTATATGCATACTAGCATCACCTATGTACTTAATGATCATACCATTTGCATCTAGTACAGGTTGAGTGATAGCATCCATGTACCCATTCATTATTTTAGTAAGACCTTTAACGTCATCACCAAATGATTCACCTAGAGGTGTAAATCCTCTTAGGTCTGTGAAACATATTGAAACTTCTTTCTTGACACCTTCTTTTATTAGTGCTGGGTTCTCTTGTAATAATTTTACTACAGCAGGAGATGCATAACCACCAAATTGTTTCTTGATTGCCATCTTCTCTTTGTACTCTTGCATGAATCTCATGAAGGCAGCTGCTGCCCACACTACAAATATAGTCAATATAGGCCATGACCAGTCTAGTAGGTAACTCTTAGTATTAAACAGATATAAACTTCCATAGTATGCCCCCAGCGTAAACGTAGGTAACATTAATGCGCCTGCATACCACTTAAATATAAGCACTGTGAGAGCTATTATTAATGCTAAACTAAACGAAGCACCTAGCTCTGCAAAGTCAGACCAGTAAGGTCTACTGATATTTCTACCTGACATCATAGTAGTTGCTGTGGCTGCAATCAAATCATGATTGTATATGTTACCAACAGGAGTACTGACTACACTATCTAATCCTGATGCTGTCAATGACAGTATAACTATCTTACCTGTCAGGTCTGGTAATGCTTCATGTAATGGATACACTTCAGTTTTATATTTAAAGTCAACCCATAGGTTACCATTTGCATCTGTTATCTGCTTACCGTACTTTGGTATACGTAATGCTTCTACTCCAGCAGCACCTGTCTTTATTTGATAGCTGATGTCTCCTGATGCAGCTCTAATTATTTCCATGGACATTGATGGATATATTACACCCTCTATATCTACTACCAATGGTACTCTTCTGACTACACCATCTGCTTCAGGCGATACTATAAGCATACCGACACCATATGCTGCATCTGCAAATGACTTCAGTGGACCAATAGCTCCTCCGTATTTGTATAGCCATCCTTCCCATGATGCTCCTACAGCAGCAACACCTCTTGTTACAGGGTTACCGTCTGTTATTGTAGCAGGTACTTGACCTATCAATGTAGGTGTCTCTAATAGCATTTGTGTGAATGCTTCATCTCCACCAAATCTATCCTCATCAGCAAATAGCATAGGCATTATAACTAGACCAGCACCATGGCTGTATAGTCTATGTACCTCTTCTGCTAAATCTTTTCTGGGGAATGGCCATTGACCATATTCAGCTAGAGTATCGTTGTTGATCTCTACTGTTACTATATTGTCTACTACTACTGTCTCTTGTTGTCTTTGGTGATTGTCTAATGCTTTGAGACGCATTACATCTAGGAACCAGGGATTAGCAAATCTTATTGCACATAGTGTTACTAGGATTAAAAGAGTTACTAGATATTTTTTCAAAAGATCCACATTAGAAGCATAACAACCACAAATATGATAGTCAATTCTCGTCCATCTTCTATTATAATATCTTTTAATATTTCTATCATTTATCTTTCTCTAACCTATATAGTCTATAATAATATAGGAAACTCTGAGGGTATATATCTGGATTGGGTATAACCACAGGAGCTAACATCTCCTTCATCTCTTTCAATACATAATTAGGTATGTTCATTGCTGCATTCCATACTGACATATAAAATAACTATCTGCTATATCACTAGCAGGGTTCATTGTTGTAGTATCTAGTAATGAGAACAGTGGAGATTTTGTATCCTTGATAAATTTTTCTACTATTTCCTCTTTCTTAGCATTGCCTTTACCTATCATCTCTTTCTTTATCACTGTAGGTGGGATGACAGTAAATGATAAGGATCTTTTCATCAGCTTATGTTTTAATAGACCAGTGTTCTCTCCTATATGGAATACTTTACCTGTAGCACCGAACGCATAGTCTTCTATCCATACATGATCTATATCATACTTATCTAAAACCTCCATAGCCCACTTTGCTATGAAGTCATACTGATGTGTTTTAGTGACAAAGTCATGTGTCTTAGGTAACAAAGTCCCTGAAAACGTACACATATCACTCTCATTGTACTCAACTAGTTTCTTAATTCTAGTTAGATAATGAAAATCAAACTCTTCACCTACCTGTACGCAAATGCAAGGACTTGCTGTACTATAATCAATACCTACGTTACACTTAGAACTCATCTCCATCACCATCCATCATATCAACACTCTTATTAAAATCTACATGCTCTTTAAAATCAATACCTATATCTTCTGCAGGGTTATCATGTTTGGTCCCACAGTACGGACAATATTCTGGAACTTCAGAATAAGGTAATTCAACTTCGTCCTGTTCCCATCTTACTTCATACATTGATCCACATGTGTGGCAGTCGTATTGATGGGTCTTTATATCGTCCATGTCACTCATATATTAGTCCTCGTATAATTTCTGATACATTTGATTAAACACACCACCAGTTTCTGGTTCAGCATATTGTTCATTTGTTGTAAGACCACCATTCATTGTTGAGGGTGGTTGATCAGGATCAATCTTTGGTGATTTCCTATGATCTGGATATGGTACTACTTTGACAGTACCATCTTCATAACTAACTACTTTAATCCACACTTCACTTTTTACTACAGGTTTAGTCATGATGCTCTCCTATGTTATTTTTTAGCTACTGCTTTAAAATCTTGATGATTCTTTAACTCCTGTATACGAGAATCCATCTCTTTTAATTTCTTGAGTAGTTTGGGACTGGTTACTTTCTCACCTTTTCTCATTCCTATTTCAATACCATAATCACGTCCAGCTCTAAATCCCCAAGATGCTGTTATCAAGCAAGCTATAATACCTATAGCTATATGTACATATAACATTTCCATTATTCTCTCCTATTGTGCCCAAACTTCTGACCAGTCACCTGACAATGCACCTTTAGCATAATCAGTTGCTCTGTTCTCAAAGAAGTTTGTATGTGTGGGTGCGTTAATCATTTCCTCGACCCACGGTAGAGGGTTCTTCTTTACTTTATATATGCCTCTCATACCCATAGATATTAATCTTCTATCAGCAATGTATCTTATATATTCTTTTACTTCTGTGTCTCTTAGACCTTCAACCTTACCCATTGTGAAGGCTAGGTCAATAAATTTATCTTCTAATTCTACCATTTTCTCGCATACAGTATATATCTGACCTTTAGTCTCGTCATTCCACATCTCTCTATGCTCTTCAACATATGTTCTGAATAGTTTAATTAAACCTTCAGCATGCATAGTCTCATCTACTATAGACCATGTGACTATCTGACCCATACCTCTCATCTTACCATGACGTGGAAAGTTTAGTAGCATAATGAATGAACTGAATAGTGACAGTCCTTCTGTGAATGCACTGATAGCAGCTATCTTAACTGGTATACTAGCACCATTCATGATCTTACTCTGGAAGAACTCATGCTTCTCTCTCATAGCATCATACTCATTGAACTCATTGTAAGTTGTATCTGGCATACCTAGAGACTCTATAAGATGACTATATGCAGCAATATGTAATGCTTCTCTAGCAGCAAAGCCAGACAGCATCATTCTTAGTTCTGGCTGAGGAAAGTTTGGTAGGTAGTTAGTAATATATCCACCTGCAACATCTATATCTGATTGTGTAAAGAATCTAAATACGTTAGTTAAGAAGAACTTTTCTTCTGGTGTCAATCTTAACTTCCAGTCTTTAACATCTCCCATCATAGGTACTTCTGTATGTAACCAATGTGATTGCTCATGCTTTAACCACATATCATATGCCCATGGGTAATGAAACGGTTTAAAATATTCTCTTTGATCTGTTACTTTTAGTTTTTTTTCCATCTATCCCTCGCATGCCAGACACTCTTCTGGATTAGTAGCTAATACAGTCATGTCTAGTTCTTTGATTATGTTACGTTCGATACCTCTTGATATCTTATCAGCCTTGCCTATCTTTTCACTTCTACAATAGTACAAGGTCTTTAACCCAGACTTCCAGGCCAGGAAGTGTACAGCATGTAGATATTTGATGTTAGCATCTGGTCTAAAGAATATGTTAAGTGATTGTGCCTGGTCAATAAACTTCTGACGATCAGCAGCATGCTCAATTAACCATCTCTGATCTATTTCCATAGATGTCTTATACAGTTCTTTCTCTTCATCAGATAAACATTTAACAGTCTGACAGCTACCTTCATTAGAAATAATATTGCTCCATATCTTCTCATAATCTAAGGTTGTGTCATTCTCACACTTCTCTTTTATGAGAGCATCTAGGTACTTATTCTTATTTAAATATGCACCTGATAGTGTGTCTTGTCTATATGCATTAGCTCTCCATGGTTCAATAGAAGGAGATGTGTTACCCATAATAATACTAGAAGATGCATTAGGAGCGATAGCCATTACATGACTGAATCTAAATCCTGTACCTTTAGCATCAGGAGCTTCACCTCTCTCTGTACCAAGTCTAATATTAGCTGCATCCATTTGTTTTCTTATATGTCTAAACATACGGACATTAAGTGACTTAGCTGCTATGCTTTCAAATGGTACACCTTTACGTTGTAAATATGCATGAAAACCTAATGCTCCACAA